TTCAAGAATACGATTACGAATGCGAACACATTGAATGCGATTGGAAACAGATATATGGTACCAATCATTTAGTAAGTGCATTCACATATCCATTTATGTTGCTGTATCCGTTTTGGCGCACTAACTAACAGTGTACTATAAAGGAACATTCTAATCAAATACACCAGACTATATCAATACTGTGTATACACACAGGATCCAAATTATCTAGCAGTTATAGGTTGGCTCAAGAGGCGAGGCTACACGCTAGAATGTCACTTGGCTAGAACACGCTTTTGGATTCCTGAGGGGTTTGGTCATACACTATTTCTACTACGCTGGGGTGCGGTATGCACCAACGTGGATCACGAAACTGACCATGCTCTCGGACGCTAACGCTACCGCTAGTCGCTACGCTCTGAAAAAAATTTCCGCAGACGCTTCGCGTTGAAAAAAATCGCGGCCGGCTTCGCCGCTAAATACTTGCAAGAGTAATATGCTGTTATTATAGGAGGCCAAATGCCAATCAGTAAAGACGCAGGTGCCACGGGTGGTACAGACAATACAGACACAAGTTTAAACGGTGAATACCGAGCAGGTGCGGGCATATATGTAAATGCTGAAGGTCAATGGACCAGTCCCAACGGTACTGTGCTCAAAGGACAAGCACTAGCCAAAGCAGAAGCCAATGCAAGTGCCAAGTACGGCGTGGGATATAGAAACGACAATCTCTATGTTCAAGCAGTGGCAGAAGCAAAATTGAGATGTGAAGCGGCAATCCGTGCAGAAATGCAAAGAGGCAATCACACAGCGGGTGCGGAATTGTATGCCTATGCTGAAGTGTATGCTTGGGCAGGCGGTGAAGCCAACGTGGGCACAGACGGTTGTTGGTTTGAAGGTGGTGCTATCGCAGGTGCCAAAGCAGGTGCTGGCGCTAGAACATATTATACCAACGATGGTTTGATTCCATTTGCAGTGACCAATGATACTTCAGTAAGTGCAGGTGCTCAAGTAGGTGCAAAAATTGGTGGCGGTTATCAAGTACCAGATTGGAATAAAGATTCTAAACCAATTACAATTGGTGGCGAAGTAAACATTGCTCTAATTGCTGGAGTTAAAACAGGTGGTACAGTGACAGTTGATGTGGATCCAGTATATGATATGACTGTGCAACCAGTCAACGATTATGTCGTAGAACCTGTTAAAGAAAATGTGATACAACCCATACAGGAAAATGTTGTGAAACCCATACAAAATAATGTGGTCGCACCAGTAAAAGATGTAGTTGATAAAATTATTCCTAGTGTGCCAAAACCATCAAACCCTTTTGCTAAAAAGAAAAAGAAAAAGAAAAAGAAATAGATGGCACACAAGATTGACGAAAAAACAGAACTAACAGTATCGCTGAAAACACTGGCAGTGGTGATCGTTGCCATTGTTTCAGCGGCGGCCTTCGTGTTCCATATGGAGGAGAGACTGGATCTGTTGGAACACAACACCATGATGAACAAAGTCAACTTTGAAAACTATCGAGAACAACCCAGCCGTAGCCACACAGACGTGGAAGTGTTGAAAAAAGAACTAGAGCACCTAAAAGAACAGATCAAAGAACTAAACAAAAAATAAAAGGTTGACAAACGCATACCTGCTATGCTAAATACACATACGTTCGTACACTATGTATGGAAGTAGGCGCAAGCCGAAGGAACGCACCTAACTTTAACTTATAAGGAGGGTGGCTAAATGGATAGACATTCATTCATGCTCAAGCAGTACGCAGAGCAACAAACACGCAAAAAGAAGGAAATGGAGTTGTGGAGATCCCGCAATGAGGTCAACATCAACGGTGGTGGTACTTCTGGTTACGTGGTAAAGAATGGTTCAAACACTGGACGCATACTTGGACATAACAGTCCTAAATCTACTAACAATTGGTAGTTTCATACCTGTGCGGAGGCGACTCCGCACAATAAATACACTTATACAAGGAGAAGGCTATGGCTAAATCAGTTGACAACAAGGGTATGATTAAACCAGGAGAACACGCAGGACAAAAAATCACCGTGGATCAGGCGGAACTAATTCTCACACAGGAGCGTGATAATATCAAGAGATCTCGCAATGCGGACGGCAAAATCAAAACTGTTACACAGCAGTTGAAAAAATTACGATAGGTTCACATGCAGGCAAATGTTGAAGTGAACCCAACCAGTCTGCAAGGACAACTGCTAATAGCACAGCCCAGTGCCAACAGCACATTCTTTGCCAACAGTGTTGTGTTGGTATGCGAACATCATGCCAAGGGAGCCTGGGGGCTCATGCTTACCAAACCACATCCTGGTGTGGATGTTGACACGCTGGCACATGACATAGACATACCCGTTAAAACCAACAAGCCGTTGTATATGGGCGGCCCCGTTGAAGATCATGGCTTGCACTTTTTGCACACACCCGATGTTATAGTGAGCAACACCTTTAGTGTTACACCAGAAGTGTATGTTACCTCAAGTGAAGCAATGCTGAGAGAAATACAGGAAGGACGAGGTCCACTGCATTGGCGATTGTTTTTGGGAATCAGTGCATGGCAGGGAGGACAACTCGAAGGAGAACAAAGTGGAGAACCGCCTTGGACACCTCAGCATCGTTGGCTAACACAGCCTTGCCCTAGAAACATATTCACAATCAATCCAAAGGATCTTTGGATACAGTGTACGGACAGTGTTATCAAGAACAGCGTTAATTCTTTTTTCTAGAAATTTAATTAAAAATACGGATAATGATATTGATGTGCCTGTGCCTGTGGACACTTTTTACAGACTTCTCTGTATTCGCTTTCCATAACACGTATACTGTTTAGCAGTTGTTTAAAAAACTTTATCATACTATTAGTTATGCATCAACACCGGGTTTACCGAAGTCTATAAACTCTTTGACTTTCTTGTCGGTCATGCAGTAGATCATCTCTGGTACATTACCATCAAATTCCATTTGCATGTGATTCTTGATGTTTCCCGCATTGAAGTAAACATAGTTCTTGCAGTCTTCAACGGTTTCGAATTCAGGTTGTATATATAGGTATGTATCCTTGGCACCGTCTGGATGAGAGCCCATCATTAGCACCACTATTAACCATTTCATAATATCTCCCTCGCACTAGTATTTAGTGTAGGAGTTATTCGTCTGTGCCGAGGCTTTTCAGCATATCACGTAGTTTGGTGCTTTGTGCTTTGCCTGTTACCTTGGCAAGCGTTTCACCTTCACCTGGTTCACGTAATGCTGTTTCTTCACCGTTGTTATGATGACTTTCTAGTACCGTTGATTGTTTTTTAAGATTGCTTACAATGGTGCTTGATTGGCTTTGATATGAATTCTGTTCATCTTCTGCAAGATCTCTAATACGCAAACTGTCTACATCAAACTCTAAATCTACTTTTTGTCCTACACCCGAACTAGAACGTGTTTTCATAAACTGAATTTGATAACGTCCACGTTCTTTCATTGCTCTGCTTGTAAAGATACCAATCACGTTATCCGCTGTTTGAATCTTACTCAAACCACCTGAAATATGTGAATGATCAAACTCAATTTCTTCCACAGCCGCTCTGTTCAACTGCGATGCTGTTACAAACACCGTGCCCAGTTCCATAGCCAAGTTACGTAGTTCTTCTGATACGTACTTGTCCTTAACAAACAGATCACTTGGCGATACCTTAACACTTAGTGGCATCATCAAATCCAAATAGTCAATCAATAGTACGTCTGGCTTGCACTTGTTTTTAATTGACCATTCCTTAACGTAACTACGCAAGTCGTTTGCGTTCTTACCACTTGGCATATACTTGATCTGTATCTTGCCTGACTTCTTGCCCATCATTCTAACTTTCATTTCTACATCATCAAGATTCTTAAAAATCTCTCTTGTAGCAACACCAGTTAGCATACTATCAATACGCATTGCTGTTAGTGCTTCTGAAAGTTCTAAACTGATGTACAACACGTTCATGCCTTCTGTTGCAAAGTTTACAGCCATGTTCTGCAAGAATAAACTTTTACCTGCACCTGATCCACCTGCAAAGATGTTTAGTTCACCTCTGTTGAATCCACCAAACAGTTTTTTGTCAATGCTTGGCCATCCTGTGCTTACCTGTCCGTTGTTATCTTTCAGTCCTTCAAGTCTTGCTCTAGGATCAGCAAAGTAATCTGTACCCATATCTTTTGCAAGACCGATTTGAATTGCTTCTTTGATCATGCCTTCAATTGGACCATACTCACCTTTTTCAAGCAGGTCAGCACCCTTAAGAATTGCACGTTCTAGTGCTTTGTGTCTGCTGAACTTTTCAAATGTATCCAGCAACCATTCAGTATGTTCCTGTCCTACTGCACTAGCATCTTTTAGATTTGTTTGACACGAACTGTTAACAATTTCAAGTTCGGGCATAACTTTATATTCATCAACATACTTCTTGATAAACTCAGCACTCTCTTTTAGTTTTTGATCAAAGTTTTCGCTTTCAAAGATACCTTGGCATCTTACAAATGCTTCTGCGTCCGCTAGAAACATTTCTAAAAATAATTTTTGTATGTCTTGATTAAAGTCTTGCATGTTTATATTATACTGCCTTTTTGTTTATTCTGCAAAGTATGTTTTTGCCAGAAGTTGAACTTTTAACCCTGACACTTTTGAATTTACTATTTTCTGCATTGTGTATATCTTTCCATATCTTTTTACAGCGTCTGCGACATCTTTTATATCGTCGTCTGGCCAATCTGGAAAACTAACACTCCATCCATATTTAACTGCGTGTTCGACCAACTGCTCTCCACTTTGATCTCTATCAGGAACCACAACAACTTCTCGTTGTAATGCGTTTATAAGCATTGCTTGTTGATCATTTACTTCATTACGAAGTACTGCAACGCCACTAACACTGATAGCATCAAAAGGACCTTCTGTAACAATTACGAACTTTCTATCCCAACCCTGGCCGTCTAAATTAAAAACGTAACCGGGTTGACTATCTGTGATATATTTGGGTGAGCCGTTGCCGAGTTTACGAGCAGTGTATCCGACTATGTCCCCTTGATAATAAAACGGAACTATCAGCCTTGTTTTATATGATCCTTCACAGGTCCACATAAAGTCATAGTCTTCCATATCAAGGCCACGATCATAAACTACATATTCAACGGCTCTGATGAATTCAGTATCCAGCCCGCTAGGCTCGAGTGCTTTCCAGTCATGCCAATCCATAAGTGGACGAGCGCCAACTGGCAGTTCTCTAGTTTCAAAAACCGGCAACTGTATAGTAGGGACATTTCCGTCTA